CAGGCTTGGTGCGAAAAGAGAGGAATTAACTTTCAGTCTGTAATGTATGCTGATAGCTGATTAGAAATATCATCAGTTCCCACTGTTATATATGATAACTGAGAGGAAACAGAGATACTTAATATGGAGGGGATAGTAGAATTATTGCAAGGGGAATAGGGGTTTTATTTCTTATGCGATTTAGAATGACTACCGATGAAACAAAAAGAACACCTTGTGAGGTTTATACACGTGTAATGTGATACCTTAGACCAGTATCACAATATAACATTTGAAAGAAATCAGAGTTCTACTCTAGGAAATACTTTAGCGAAAACAAAGTAGATAACTCTTGATTTGTTAGAAAGTATTTTAATTCTAATAATAAATAATGGCTGATGTAATAGAGAATGGGTGTATTGGTTTGGGGGAGAAACAGACTGATTTCATCCTAGATGAATGATTGTTGGATGCTTTACCAACACTTTATCAACAAGACGAAATCATTTATCAATACAACCAATGAACGCAAGACTGGAGTACAAAGTCTTGTACGTTGTTCTCTCCTATTGGTGCTATATCTGATTTATTTAATGTAGAGATACCATTATCTACCATTAAGAAATGGGATGAGAGTAGTTATGGTGCTTGAAGAATGAAGGATAGCTGACGGCTTGTGGCTAGATGAGTAGAACATATAGTTAAGGAGTGGAATGCTTCTGATTTCGGAAAAAAATATTGAAAGGCTGCGTTCTATTCCATAGACTTAAAGAATGATGATTTAGTTAAGTGAATACTAGACAAGAGATATACCATCTGTACTGGATACCAAGGTAATGCTACATATAATAAGGATAAGAGAGATGGTACTTTGGACTGAACTGATTTCGGCTCTCCTACATACTGACACGCAGTAAGTGCTATATGGAGTACAAACAAATGCCCACAAAGAATTAAAGATAACTATTATAAATCTATAAGTAATAATATATATGATGTAGTACATCCATTTAGTGAGATACCATGCTACTATGATAGGTGATATGTGATTACTAAGGTGGCAGAGGATGCTTTAGAGGAAGTTAAGAGGTTGAATGAGTTTAGGACAAACTTATTAAAGGCTATTGAAGTCAACTCAACTATGCGACATCAAACGAAAGACACGAATTATCAGAGCATCCTACACTATGTAAACGAGAAAAACCGTAAGAAATTGAAAGATTGCGACGAACAATTAGCTAAATATATGTAAAATGAATAGAAACAGTAGGTACTTATTGGACGGAAATGAAAATAAGACACGTAGAAATGTTGAGCTGAATAATTATCCATCTCGTATTGTAAACGTGTCTTAAAATATTCAAAAAAGTGGACTTTATATCTTAATAATATATAATATGCCTTGTGGATGAAAGAAAGGAGGATGAGGAAGAAAAAAATAATTCCTCAAAATTAAAAAAGAGTGGTTTGCAGTTTCCACTCTTTTTTTGGTTATGAATTTTTACTCTGTGACTAGCCTAGTATAAGAATTACGGCTAAAATTACAAGTCAAAAAATTATACATCAAACAGTCTTATCCTCACAAGCTAGACTAAACAACCATATTATTAGAGGTATTCATAACTCTACAAATAATAAGGCTCATACTATTGCTCGGAACATCTTATTTAAAGAAAAGAACTAAAACTCATATAATAGATATAAGTGTTGTGGATGACAATATTGCAACCCAAGCGTATAGATTATCGTTAAGTAAATCTAACTTATAGTAAAGTTTCTCTCGCACTTCAGCCTTCTCTTTGTAATATTCGGCTTGTTTGTATGCCTTATGCAATTCCTCTAAAAGTTCTCATTTACTATCTCGTTTAGTTACTGCCATTGTTATATTATTTATAAAATAAATCTGATTACTTAAAATTTCTTGCCACCATAACTTCCTCTCTTAAATCATCTATAATAACATCCTTATCATCTAAAGCCTCTAATAATTCTGCTACTACTTGGATAGTAGTTTTATCTTTAAGAGTAGAATTGATAAGCAAATCCTCTGCTTTCTTCTCGTAGTCCATATTTAAAGTTAAAAATAAATCTGATTAAATCTCCTTGCAATAACTCCACTAAACAGTATATCATTACTGTTAAATTTTGTTATTTCCGCCAAGGGTCTGATTTGTCCGCAAAGCAAGTCAGACTTTTTTAATATAAATCTGATTACTTCTCTAAAATCTTACAAATCATTGCTACCAATGCTATTGTCATAACAATAAGGCATTCTACTAATATTATTCATCCAACTATTTTTATAAACATCTGCAATTAATTAAGTTATAAAAGTCTGGTTAGTCCAACTTAATTGAATTAAGTAAAAAGTCTTCAAGCTCACTCTCATCTTTCAATGCACTTTCTATAACTCGGTATTCATATTCAGCATCATCATATACAATTTCCGTTCTTCATCTTAAATTATCATAAAACTCAATCAGAGTTTCTTCTTTTTGTCTTTTAATCATTCCATTCTCACACACGAATTGCCATAGTCAGCTTTCTTTGCTTGCTAAGTCCCTTAAAGAGAAATCAAATTTATAATCTCTGTCATTCTGATGTGATGTTATCCATAATCTTCTTAAAAAACTAACATTTGTAATACAAGGTATATTGAATGGGATAAACCCTTTCTCTATCAAGCTATTCAATAGCTGTTCTAAGTCAGCTTTTTCTTTTCTCATTTCCATAGGTTATTAAATTAAGTAAATAAATCTGATTACCTCAAATAACTAAGTAAATCATCAATAGGTGTATCTGATATTGATAACACAGAAATAACTAAATCTGATTTTCAATATGCTCGGTTTTTATCTCAATAATCTGTAATACATATTTCATTGTAGAATTTATTTTCTATTTTATCTGTGTCTATCTTATTATTCTCTACTAACCATTTAATAAATCAGAATTTCTTACTGACTAATAATACAGGTGGTATATGTTCTATAATTGTATTTCATATATCGCTCACATAATAATAACTTTCCCATTGCTCATTATGTTCTATATGGTGTCACTCTGGACTTCAATAGAACTCATACAATAAACTACTTATCTTATCCATTTGTCTAAACATATAAAATAAATCTGATTTCTTTTACACGTTTCATTATCGTGTAAAATATTTTTTTATATTATCCACCATCTTATTGTGCTGAATTTTCTTCCATAACTGTTTCCAAGTATAACATTTATGATACTGATACGTTATGAGTGATGGATGTATTATAATCTTGTACTGTTCATTCATTTGTATGTAATTCATAATTAAATCGGATACAAAATGCTATAATAGCAATGATACATATCCAAGATAGTATCTCTATAATCTTATCCTCTTTTCCCATACTATAATTTGTTAAAAAGTAAAGGTAATAATTCTTTGTTGATAATATACATTTCTGCCCTTTCTCAATCTCAACCAAGTGTTTTATACTTATTTATATCTGCTACTCTGTATAGGAGTTCTCATCTGTTCTGCCAATAGAACTCGTTATCATTAAGACAGTAGATTATGTAATCAGCCTTGCTTGCAAATATCCCAGATGGTTTATTATTACATCTAATCTCTAATGCTATGTTTCAAGTTTCTTGACTTTTGAAATCTCTCTTAATCTCGTACGATACTTCTTTTCATCAGATAGTTAATTTAACATCTCGGTCTTTAAATTGTGTATCTGGTGCAAATTCTACTTTCTCTATTTCTGGATATTTGCTAAGCATAGTGGCTACAAACTTTTTCTCTATCCTCTTTCATCATTCTAGTGTGATATTAAAGTCCATTTTTATCTCTGATGTAAGTTAAATGTTTGTGGGTTAATCTTTGTTTGATAGATTGTATAGAAACATCAAATCATATTCCTTTGCCGATTACCACTCTTTCAAGTGCTGTATCTCTTTCCATTAGCGTTAGGCTCTATACAATCTCAAGCTCAATTCAAACAAGCTATTGTTTGGTTATTTCTTAGCAAGCTATTGTTTAGTGTTTGTCCGATAGCCGCAAGTCAAGCTCATTGATTAGCAAAGCAACGTCTATTGTTTGGGTCGTCTGTATTACCTACATTTCAGTAGTTCCAACATCAAGGTTTTCAGTATCCATTCTTTCCTCAGCTTGTTTCTGCTATTGCTATACATAGGATAGTTCATTCTTTTAATCAGTAGAAATTTTCCGTTTCCCATATCACATCGGCTGGTAAGTTATACTTTTCACATAATTCTTTAAATCTCTGATGGCTTTCTGTACTTGTGAGAACTGGCATTTCTTGTGCATTTCATTCCTTGTTTAATTCTCAAGGATACCAACTTTTTGATAAGTTTAGTTCGTGTTTTTTAAATTCATATTTCTCTATCTTTACTGTCTTTGGCATATTAGCCGCTGTGTTTAATCAAGATATTAAAGCAATAATTAAAGCAATAATAACACAAATAATAATTTTAGTAAGTTTTTCTTTTTGCATTTAGTAGTATAAAGATATAAAAGATTAGTATCCATACTTTCAGCTACTCCTTCTAGCTTTAGTCTTTTCTCTATTTGCTATATTAGAGCATTTAGTACAATACTTTTGTACCGAATTTCTCCTAACAACTTCTTTCCCACATTTCTCACAATTCATCATTTCTTGTTTCATTTTTATTTAGTTAAGATGTAAATTAGTTTTGCTTTTGAGCCTTGTATCTATCTCTACTCCTTTGTCTATTCCTTTCAGCTGTTGCCTCTATTCTTTCATTTCTTTTCTTTTCCTCGCTCTTATAATAGTCCATTAGCTTTCAGCATAAATCAACTACATCATCATTGTGCATTTCTAAATATTCTACAATTCTTTTGACATTCCTATATGGTAGTACGCCTCTTTGTTTCCATACATTATATATAGATGGGTCGCAACCAAGATAGTTAGTCATTCAGAGGATATTAAATCACTTTAGCACTTTTGCGATTTCTTTTAGCATATCCTCCGCACTCAATACCTCATTACTCATTTAGATTACGGTTATTAGAAATAAAATCTGTTGTTCATTTGTTTTGTACATACCAAGCTATCTTAAACTCTCTTATAGAGTTCATAACTTGTAGCATTCATTTACAGTCAGCCTCCATTGTTCTATAATCTCAATATAGTTCCTCAGCTTTTAGCTTTCCAATCTCAGCTGCCTCTGTAATTTTCTTTCAGCTCTCCATAGCTTTTTTGGTTTCTTGACTTCTGATAAGATTATAATTCTGTTCTTGCTCATTTGCCAAGTTCATTTTCTCTCTATACAGAGAGGACATCATATAAACTATTTTTGATAAGTTTATTATGTCCTCCTCTGTTTGAGCTTTCTGATTTATAATCTTTTGAGCCTCATTAGTTAAGCTCATATTTTTTCCTTTTAGGGTCTAAAACGGTTGGCTTGGGGCATTCTATTTTTCATCTATGTATTTTATCGTGGCATATCTGACAACAAAATACAATTTCGTTCCACACATTAATATCTGGATGATGAGCCACTATCCTTCATTCATATCAGCATATAGGGCAAATGTTTGGACGTATTCATAATTGCGAGATTTTCTTATCTGTTCTACTATGCACATTTCAGTATCACATTCTACGCCTTCTTTCTAGGTTAGTTCTAAATATTAATAATCTCCTAGAAATATTATTTTTGTATCTATTTCTATCTCTTTTTCTCTCCAATTCTCTTTCGTGTTCTGATTTTCTTCATTCCATTGTGCATTCTCTACATTTTAATCATCGCCTTTTTCATTTGTAGAAATACCAGTTTTCTCTTGTATCTCCTTTATCTATTCAACATACTTTACATATAGTCATAGATACATAATTAAGAATTAAAATGGAAGTTGGTCTAAATCATCATCCTTATTAGCCTCCTTTATTGTATCAGTTATAGATTTTTCTTTTTCTACTGGTGTTCAATCTACTTTAACCTCTGTACCAACACCCCAGAAAGCCTCTCATTCTTTTCTTAAACAACTATTGATAGTAGGTATAATCAAGCTCTGTATCCATTCATCAAGTTTAGTTTCATCTTTCTTAACTACCTCTCAAGTTTCTGGGTCTTTTACTATTCTGATTTTTTCTGTGATTTCTGGTGATACATCATATTTCATAAACGCCTCGTTCCATTTTGAGAATGGGTTATCATATTTCATACCATCTACAAGAATAGATACAAATTTCTTATCATTATATACTCAAGTCTTTAGCATAATATTATTGATTTTAATATCTTTGCTTGCTGGTGCATATAACTTAAATAAAATGTTTCTCATTGTTTGTCAGAGTTTCATACCCCATTGAATAGCGTTATTCTCTGCATCTTCTATATCAAACATAACATAAGTTCAATACTGAGTTTCTTTTGCTGTAATCTTTTGTAATGTTCATTCTATGAATGCTCATTCTCATACCTTTTCAGCCTCCATTCAATTCCATTTAGTGATAACGAAACGTGGAGTGTCGTTTCATTTTCCAAAGTTTTCTAATTTTGCTCTTAAAAAGTTTTTGTTTGAGCTAACATTTTCTCATCGTGTCATTTTTATAATAATTATAAATTAAAAAGGTAATTCATCATTGTCTGGTTTTGGGTTGAATTTCTCTATGTAGTCTTCACATTTGATTTTTAAAGCATCAAGTGTTTTCTGCATATCAAATTCTTTATCCTCTGTATCAAACTCTATTTCTATTTCTACCATAGGTTTGATGTTTTCATACTGCCTTAAAGCATAAGTTCTGGATAGTCCAGCTTTTATAGTTCCTTTCATTCTCTTTTTGGGTTAAATTATAAATGGTTTATAAATAATTTTCTTTTAGCATATCTGCATAGCATTCTGACATAAGTCTAATAACTAATTCATAATCAATTTCTATCTTTCAATTATTCTTAGTAAATAAATCTACATCCTCATTATTTCTAACAAAGTCTAAAGGCTCATAATTTTCTTGGAAATTAAATGTCCTTTCTTCTCATTTGTAAGTTGCCGTGTATCTCATTTTTCTATAAATAAAGATATAAAAGGTTTTTTAATTTTGATTAAATTCTAATTCCATTTTTTCTCTATAAGCATCTTCACACTCCTCCATTTGTTCATCTCTATACTGTTCGTATAGTTGGTCTGATAAATCAATTTTTCAAGTCTTCATTAAATGTTCTCCAAATTCCAAACAATCATAATCTAAGTTGTTTGGTCGTTGTTCGTCATTGAAACAGTCAATGTCGATAGTGTTTTCAAGTTCTGTCATTTTAATAAGTGGTTATTAAATAAATGTTTTTGCTATATCATCATAGCAATGTATATATAATGATTTTTTTGATAATTTCAAGAGAAAATTCTACATAAATTTTTATATCAATATCATAGGTTAAAACTCCATATTCTCAATATCTTGTCCATTTTTATCTGACATTTTTTCAATAGCTTGTTTTTTTTCTACAATATATTTATACCATTCTTGTATATTTTCTTCATACCATTGCTGTTTATACTCTACTGTTTCCTTATCATTTATCATTTCTTCTACCTTTTCTTTTCATAACGTATCTATCATTTTAAGAGTATAGACTTTATAATTTCAACTCAACATCACATTTTCTGCATAACTTTGTGGATAACAATTTAGTATATCATATCTATACTTCATAACTCAACGTGATATAAAGTGTCAGCATTGTGCTTTAGTCCAATACATTTTTACTCAACTTGTTATACATTTTACGTATCATTCATTATCTGCATAATATAATCTACAATATTCACTAAATACTCTATCAGCAAGTGCCTTTCGTGTTATCTTTCATATTGGTTTTCAAGTTTTAGGTCAATAGTATCTAAGTATTTCTTGCCATTCTTCTGGATTAACAAGCTCTAAGGCTTTTTTGGTTTTCCATAAGCTCTTGTATTTAGATAAGTCTATTGCTTTCATTATTTTAGGTTAGAAAGTAAATCTCATTTTCAGAAACATAATATTACACTATTTCAGTCATCTATCTGTTCTATTAAAGTCCAACCATTACTACTCATTTTAGATACAGTTTCTAAAAAGTTTGTAGTTCAGATAGCACAGTAATCTTTTGTTTGTGCGTATATTACATTACCATTGCTTGTTATTTTCATTTTGATACAGTTATAAACTAAAATTCATATTTTCAACCGTGATAATATAACTCTACCTCTTTATTCGTTGTGTATTTATCCTTCATAAGTTTATATCTTCTGTATTCTTCTCATTCTCAGTCTATATCTTTTTCTATAAGGATAAACATATTACTCAAGTCCATAATCTTTTGGCTACCTTCAAAAGTTCAAGCTCTATTTGTATGATGTAATACCATAATAGCAATGTCTAATCTCTGTGCCATTTCTTGTAAAGTTTCCATACATTTATTTTGACTTGTTCTAGCGATTTGAGAATTAAGGTTTCATTCTATTCTACTAAATGTATCTATTACAAATAATTCATATCATTCTAGTGCTTTCTCAGAAATAAGATTTACTAATTTATCTAAAGATATTCAGTTAGCATTATTATAATAATCAAATTTTTTCAGATTTTCTTCTACATATTTATTCATTTCTTTTTCTTCTTCTTCTGTAAGTGGGTTAAGGTCAGTAAGATTTTCTTTCTTTTTTCAGTTCAACCATAGCCACCTACTTTTTCGCATTGTTTCAATAGCAAATTCCAAATTGATATAAAAGCATTTTCTACCTAGTTTTGAATTTTTAGCTATTGTATCCATAGCAAATGTAGTTTTTCAAGAATTGCTTTCTGCTACTACTGTAATTAATTCTCAACTCATCATAACTCAGAAATCATTACTAGGGTTATTGAAATTTTCACTAGGGAATACAAATCATTTTTTCATTTATGTTTTAATAAAGAGATAAAAGTTTTAATTTATATTAAGTGTTATTTTGTTTTTAGCTCTACCATATTCTTTTACAAGTTTATCTATTATATCCTTTCAGAAAGTATCACATAAATCTTTATATCTTTTTTTCATTTTCTCTATATCTTCTCTATTTTCCATATGAAATTTTACAATAGTTCTTAATCTATATTCTTCATTCACTCATTCAGCATTAAATCAACCTACATATTTTTCAAATCAAGGTCGATACATCTGGTCTTTTATTCAATATTTATATTCTATCCTAAATAAGTTCAAATCTTTTACAAGCATTTCGTATCATTCTTTATCTAAGTTTAAGCTATCAAATACTTTTCTACATTTATCTATACTAGGTTTATGTCAGCTTTTATGATAGAATAACTTATAAATATTCTCAAATGTCAAGTCGCCATTAGTTAAGTTAGGCGTGATACTATTTTGTTTAGGAATTGAAACATTAGTATCTTGTGATTGTTCTTGTGAATTTTCATTATTATTTATATTATATTTATCTATTATATTTATATCTTGTGATTTTTCACAACCCCCCTTTGTGATTTTTCACAACCCCCCTTGTGAATTATCACAATCATTGTCATTTTTCACAACGCTATTAAGTTCTATGTATCTTTTGTAGTTGCTATCAAGAGTTATATTTATATATCATTTTTTCTCTAATTCTGATATATTTTTTGATATAGTCCATTTGTTTGCTCAAAGCAATTCTCAGATATAATCATTAGAGGCTCGACAATATCATTTTTCAGCACATAAACTACTTATAGTTCAGTATAATAGTTTTTGCTTATCCGACAATTCATTATCGTATAATACTACATTTGGTATCATACAAAAGCCATTTTGTAATATCTCCATTTTTACATAGGTTAAGATTTAAAATAAACAAAAAGCCCCTACTTGTAGTAGGAGTTTGTGTGTTTTGTGTAAGTGTGTTAAACTCCTACATAAAACACACATACAAGTAAAGGCTTTTTGCTTTTTATATCCTTATACTTATTCACAAAGAATAAAGCTAGATATATATAATTATTTTTTAGCTTTTTTCAAGTCTTTTTTTGATTTTCTTTTTTGTAGTTCTCAAAAGGTATAAGCTACATTTTCATTTTCAATAAATTGTTTATAAGTTATATAATCAGCTTTTCAGCTCTTTTTGTAAAGCTCGTATTTTAAATTATCAAGCTCTTTTCTAATCATTAAATAGTGATATAAAAGCTAAAAGAATAAAATAAAGTATTATTGCCATTTTTTAGTTTTTCTTTTATAATATAAAAGTTAATTCATCAAAATTATAGTAGTTTTTCATTCATAATTGCTCTCTACTATATTTTGTAAAATTAAATCATTTTCTTTATAATTTCCATTTTCAATAGTTCAGATTTTTATTTTAATTTCTTTTCCTTTATGTTCTTTTTCTATCATTTTTAATTGTTTTATAAGTTCTTTTGTAGTCATTGTTATTTTAATAAAGTATAAAATTTGTTATTTTTAATTGTAGTTTTTGTTAAGAATTTCGCACTTGATATACATTCTCGTATATCTCATTTCCATTCACTATATCACATAATAAATAAGTGATTTCCCCGATATTCTATCTCATAATTTCTAAAAATATTTCACAATGTATAATAATATCATTGCTTATCTCATATAATAATATCCCTATTTTGCTCTTTTTTCTCAATAAATTTGTTAAGTTCTATCATTTTGATTATAAGTTATAATATAAAAATTAATTAATTCTAGCAATATTTAATATTTTGCTATCGTATTTTGTCAGTTTTTGTATCGTATTAAATAGTTCATCATTTAATTCTACATTTTCGCTTTCTATTTCATCAATTTCTAATTCTCATTTTGAATTTTCTGTTAAAATTTGCCATAAGTGTAGTTTTTGTATCATTTTAATAATAAGTTATAATATAAAAATTATTTTGCTAGACAATTTGCTTTCAAGCAAGGCTTTCTATTTGTTTTCATAATATCTACTTGATTTTCTAAAACTCTAATACATACATTTCAAGGTATAAACAAAAATCATTGACAATAATTTAAACTAAAATCATTATGACTTGTATCAATATCTAAAAAATAATCTATTCTATTTTGTGAATAAGCTATCGCATTTTCTTTTGTAGAAAATGTATAAACATTTTGACATTCATCATCATCTAAAAATTGTTCTAATACTATATATACTTTTTTCATTTTTTCTATAAGTTATGATATAAAAAGTCTTTTTTGTTTAATTTTCAATCTTTAATTCAATATTTTGAATAATCATCATATTCAATATATCAATCATCTCTATTTTTCTTATCTATTGCTAGTATATCTCAAAAATAATCATCTATCTCTATTCTATTTCAATTATATTCTATTTTTCGTATCTCTAAATCTTTTACATTTTCTATATATCAATATTCATAAGGTTTTTTCATATTTTCTTTTATGTAGTCTAGTAAATCTTTTTTTGATTTTGCTAGATATCTACATTGTAAATCATCTAATAATATGTATTTTTTCATTTTGATAATAATTATAAATATAAAAGTTTTCATTTTCTATAATCTATAAGATTTTTAATTCTTTTTTTGATTTTATCATCATTTATATTAAATCAATATTTACCTAAAACTTTTTCTATTGAATAGTTTTTTTCTATATCTTGTGTTATTCAATTAAAATCTAGGTTTTTTGGTATATATGATATAATAAAAGTATTTCTATTAAATCAATCTTTTTTCAATCATAATTGAATTTCTAAAATATATTCATCTCCACTATTAAATCTATCATCTATATATTTTTCACAAATAGGATATATCATCATTTTAATAATTTTTTAAAAAGTAAAATTATAATTGTTTATTTTTTCAAAATCTATTGTGTAATTATGATATAAGTTATAAAATCTCGCTATTCATAACAAGAAAAAGTAAAATGTTTTAAAATCTAAAAAGCTATCAATAATTCACAATCTATTTTTATTGTAAAGTATAATATATCAATCTTTTTCTATTGTATAATTAAAAGTTCATCAATTTGTTATTATTTTATTCAATCATTCTATGATATAATCACAACTAGATTGATATTGATTTTTAAAATTAGTTCGTTTTTCATTCATTTTGTTATTTTGTAAAGATATAAAAATTATAATACTTGAATAATTGTATTTCTATCTAATATTCTTTTATCATCTATTTTATATTTTTTCAGAATTTTACAAAATTCATATAATCAAGTCATTTTCATAAAATTGGTTCAATCTTTTAATAATTTTGTATAAAGTGATATGCACATATCATCACAATTAAAAGTGTGATATATATTTTTTTTATTTTCTATTTTTTTGTATAAATATTTTAAATGATTATTATATTTTTTCATTAATTCTTTATCTATTTTAATAACTTGTTTATATACAGTTCAATCAATTCAATAGAATTTATTATAATTTACAGTTATTTTCATTTTAATATATTTTTAATAAATAAAAGTTTTTAATAAATTTTTAATAAGTTATTTTTAAAATCATTTTGAAAAATCACAAATATTTCAATCATCATCAACATAATCAATATTATATAATTCTTTTTTGTTTATATATTCATTCATTAATTCACAAGCCATAGCTCAATCACTATAATATAATTCTCATTCTTGTTTTTCTATAAAATCACAAATTGCCATTTCTATTTCATTTGTATTTACAAATAAATATCAATCTAAAAAACTAAAAAGCTCATTTTTATCTATAATAGTATAATTTTTTTTCATTTTAATAATAAATAAGAATATAAAAATTAATCAATATATTTAAATAAAGTATAACAATATCCAGCTCATCATCTATATGCAATTTTTAATCAATTATAATTTTCAAATTCATCTCGAGTATTTTCATCAAAATATTTCCATTTTTCATTTTCTAATCTATAACTATTTCAAGATTTTGTTATTTTTGTATTTTGTGAATTGCAAAAATTTAAAAGTTTTTCTATATTTTCATCATCTATATCATCATCACTAATATATACAGTATTTCAAATTATTGAAAAATATATAGGATAATCATTTTCTAAAATCATATAATCACTATCTCATTCAAAAAGTGCAAGCTCATCTCATCTTTTTAAATATAATTTTCTATAATCATAATCATTTAATTCATAAATACTTTTAATTTTTAAGTTTTCCATTTTAATATAGTTTTAAAAAGTAAAATTTTAATTATTTTCTATATATTCTTTTAATAAATCTAATATCCATATGTTTTCTTTTGTTATTTCAATGTATTTTATATCATTTCAATCAATCAGTCCTTCATTTATTCAATATTCATCTAATCATAAATAATTTATGATTTTATCATATCTATATATGATTTTATATTGTATTCATATTTTTATCATTTTTATATTAAATTAATAAAGTAAAAGCTAGGTAGTACCATATACAAAATTAAAATAAACAACGTTTATAATCTTAAATGATAAATATATCATATTAAGAATAAAATTCTTTTTATTTTCATTTTGATATAATAATAAACTTATAAAACATTTAAAATCATAAAGTTATTTTTTACTTGTTTTTGTATTTCGTTTTTTAAATCAAAATTTTTTGATTTATCATTATTAAAATTTATATTATATTTTTTTTCATTTATCCAAAAATTAATAATAAATCTTTTAAAATTTTTCTTTTTTCAATATTTTAATAAATAATCATAATCATATATACAAGTATATATATCAAAATCATTTATAATTTTTTCTTTTTTTAAATCATATAAATCATAAAATACTTTTTTAAATGTTATCATTTTATTAAATAGTTATAATATAAAGTTTTACCAATTTCCGATGACTACTCCATTTGTAGCTTCTGTTATATCATAATCGCAATCATTATGAAAGCTATCATAGTCAAAATAACGCTCTAAAAAATCATTTCATCAAAAATCTATTGTTTCATCGCAACTATCGTGATACTCATCTATACTATTATAATATTGAATTTTACCGCTTTCAATATCATTGATTGCAAATTCTAAATCGTCAAAATCGTAAGTTGTTTTTCAATTTTCATATTTTCAATAATTAAGCTCTAATACAGCATAAACTATACTTTCATCAATATAGCTACTTAAATTTTCATCAATAATTTTTTGTGCTTTTTTAGTGTTTAAAAGCTCGTCTAGTGTGTAATTTTTCATTTTTAATTAATTTTAAATGATAAAAAGTAGTTAATTTTAATTTCATTTCTAAAATTAAATTCATATCTAGTGAAAGAATAATCTATTATATTCTTTTTCACTATAAACTTTCAAAGGCTTTCCAAATCGTTAAAGATTTTTAAATCATACATTTTTTAGTTTTTGTTAAGGTTAAAAGTTTTGTTTTTGTTTTGGTTAAATAAAAGGCTATTTGTTTTTGATTAAATAATAAAACTCTAGAAAGTCGCTACAATAATCGCAAAATTTTTCAAATGATATGTTATTTTTTGAAAAATATTTCTTTCAATTAAAGATTGCTAAATCATAATTTCAAATTTCATTTTCTTTATATTGTAGCTTAATTTTTCAATTACTTTTACTATTGATTAAATCAAAAGAATAGTTAATCAAATTAAGTGTGTTATTAATATATTGTCTATCTTTCATTTTAATAATAGATTATAATATAAAAACTAATCTAGCAAATAATTATAAGAAGGTGTTATTTTTACGTGGTGTAAGTGTCAATCTTCATCTTTTAAAGTTCAATAGATTGAAAATCTACAAGAATTTCCAGTTAATCATTCAATAGAATGTAATTTTTCTTGCCATTCTTTAAAAATCGCTACCTTTGTTTGTGATGGTCTTTCATAAAGGTCAAAAATGTCAGTTTTTCGGTTAGAATACCACTCAATTTTTGTAGTTGGTGTGTAGCAATCGCCGTTAATAAGAATAGTGTTTTTCATTTTAATAACGAATAAAGAATAAAATCAGCCATTAAAGGCTTATTTCTATTCAATCCCGATTAAAGCATTGAATAGAATAAGCTCTTAATTAATCTAATCAGTATTTTAATTTAAATTCATAGATAAGCTCTAAAATCTCAATTTCTTTTTTAGTTAATCTTTCATCGTTATGAAAGGCTACATAAATCTTTGCTAGTGTAGAATAAGAATTGCTAGACTTGATTAAATCTAGATAGTAATCAAAGGCTCTTTGTTTCATTTGAATAAGAATAAAGAATAAAATGTTATAATTTATCATAACGCTTATATGATAGTCATCTTTTAAAAAAAGTCAAGAAAATTTTGACAAGGTGAGAATTACTAAAACTCGACATTAAAAAAATCGCTTTAAAAAAATTCAAATTGAAAAATTGCAAAAATTAAAAATAGTAGTCAAGAATTGGTAAAACTCAATTTCAAAAAATTACAAAATTTCAAAAATTTAGAAAAAATCGCAAAAAAAAGTGTCAAAAAAGTTGAGAAATCGTAATTAAAAAGCACATTTAAAAAATCGTAGAAAATTGATTAAAATTTCATAAATTGATTGAAAATTGATAAAAAAATCTCTAAAAATTGAATAACACCAATTCAAAAGCTATAAAGCTCTAAAAATTTCTAAAAAATACATATACTCAATTAATAACATATAATATATAGAAGAATATGAAATAATATAAGCTCAAAAAATGATGAGAAAAGCTAGTTTATACCGCTATCAAAATCTCTAAAATAATAATAAATCTCTAAAAATGAATAATATATCAATATAGATAAAAATCTCTAAAAATTAATAAGCTCTTAAATTAAAATATCCCTGAAAATAAATACACACACTTTATAATAAACTATCCTTTAATAATAAATAAAACATATAAGAGAATATTAGAGAATAGATTAAAAATGATAGTTTATAGATACATACAAAATCACGATACAAATAACATAAAAACGCTTTTTCTCCTATATTTTCAGAAAAGAAAAAGCCCCAAAGCCCCCAACCTGTCAAAATATTTTTGACGGCTGTGTTTTATCAGTTCAGCACTGGCTGTCAATCATTTTTTTGACGGGGGAGGAGGGGTAGCAACCAAAAGGAGAGGCGAATAATTGTAATAGTATACTGACGGGCGCACCAAGGTAATTTTCAAAAAGGTTGGCAGAAATACCAACTTTTTTAACTTTCTCTTGAAACGCACCAAAAAACTGTTATAAAAAGGTTGGTAAAAATACCAACCATCATTTAATTTCATCAGATAGTACCTATGAAAATATACAACAAGAAATCAGAAATACTTAGGGACTTAGGGAAGGATAGTAAGGATACGAAGTACCTAGATAGAGCTATTGAGCGTGGAGAGGTATTAGAATGCTGAGGATATTATATAAAGAAAGATGATTTATTAGCAGAGGCTATGAATATATTACTTATAGAGAATAAAGAGCTTAAAGAGAGGGTTGAAAGTTTTTCTGGAATTTCAGAGAAATTAGAAGAAGCTGAAGCCAATGTAGAATATTATACTAAAGAGAATGAGGAACTTTCAGATAAGAATGCTGCCTTAGAGAGCATATTAGATAACTTAAGAGCGAAGGGATTAGATATAGGTTATGCTAATGAGTAGTCCGAAGAAATCGGACACCCTTATGGTTTAATAAAAATTTTATCTCATAAACATAAACAATGGCTGAATTTATGGATGCAACTAATACCAACAACCACGCTGGTATAGAGAGGAGGGAAGCATCAGAGAGGGCTGAAGCTATCCTAAAGTTAATTAATGAGTATAGGGTTTATGCTCACAGATTTGAGAGCCTACCCACTTGGGATGTATTAGAATTTCTGAGTAAATTACAGAATGAGCTATTTGAGAGATTTGGGAGGGATGTTAATAATTGAGAGCTTGATAGAGCAAGGAATGATTATTTCTTATTAACTCACAAAAAGCCGTTTATGGCTTGGGATGTAGAGGAGATAAGGAGAAGGATGGATGAATGGAGTGAGGAGAAGAAATGAGATTTATCTAGTAAGACTTTACCTTCTAAGAAGACAAGATGGAAGAAAGCTTTAAAAAAATAGATGAAGAAATAAAACGCTGACCTCAAGAAGCTACGAAAAACACAATAGCTGTTAGAGAGATAGTAAGGGACTGAAAGCCTTGAAGCTGAAAGTATAAGGGGGAAGATAAGATAGCCGTTAAGAAGAAGCTAACAGAGAAGCAAAAGGCTTTTGTGGATGAATACTTACAATCTCATAATGCCACAGCTGCTTATAGAGCTGCTAAGGGTACTTTAGCCAATAGAGAGGAGTGGCTAGCTTCTGATAGGGGCAATGGTAGAGCTATGAAGAATTTGGATAAGGTAAGAGATTATCTTATGGAGAAGATAGCGGCTGATGCTGAGTTATGTTTAGACTATCAAATGGAGATGATACAGAATGAGGATGTGCCAGCAGCAGTAAGACACGATGCCATTAAGGATAGGCTTAATAGATTATGAGTAGGAAGGCAGAAAGAGGAAAGCACAGACTTTACTGGTATCTGAGAAGTTACTATTACTATTAAGCATAAAGCACCAGAAGTGATGGAGTGAAACGTGGTAGAGTGAGAAGTTTTAGATGCTAACGAAAACGATGGCTAACTTATTTAACCCACAGTTTGAGATGACTGAGAAGCAAGCAGAGTGCTGGCAGTATCTCACTGATAATAAATATAGGAATATCTGATTTGGGGGATGAGCTTGATGAGGTAAGAGTGTTGTTTGAGTTATGCGATTATTATATATGTGTTGGAAATATCCTTGAACAAGGTGGTTTATAGGACGTAGAGAATTATCTAACCTTATGAAAACAACAGTTAATACCTACTATAAAATCGGACAAATCTATGAAATACCTAAGAAGTTTATGTGAAGATTAGATAAGAAATATAATATTATAAGGTTTGAGAATGGAAGTGAAATACTATTACTAGACTGTGCCACACAACCAGCAGACCCATTATTCACAAGGTTTTGAAGTCTGGAATTGACTTGAGGCTTCATAGATGAGGCGAATGAGATAGATGAGCAAGCTGTTACTATCCTAAAAACACGTATTGCTAGGCAGAAAAACAAGGAATATGGCTTAGTACCTAAGCTATTATGTACCTTCAACCCAGACCAGTGACGAGTTAAAAGAACGTTCTATACTCCACGAAAGAGTGGAACGCTTCCAGAAGATACAATATTTATCCCATCTTTAGTTACAGATAATGAGTTTATAGACCCAGAGTATATAAATCAGCTTAGGAACTCAACAGATGAGATTACTAAACAGAGGCTTCTATACTGAAACTTTGATTGGTCTTGAGATGCTGGAAAGCTATTTAGACACGATGAAATCGAAGACTTGTTCGAAACTAATGTAGAAAAGAAGGACACAATGTATATGAGTGTAGATGTTGCTAGGCTTTGAGATGACAAGACTGTTATTTGTATTTGGAGGGGCTTAGAATGTATCAAAATCTTACATTATGATAGAAATACCATAGATGATATAGCAGCCAGAATAAAAGACTTAGAATACTCTTATAATATCTCAAGACATAATATAGTAGTAGATAGTGATGGGGTGTGAGGTTGATTAGCCGATTTGTTAAGATGATGTACCAATTTCGTAAACAATAGTCGTCCATATAGATTTGAGCCAGAGAAAAAATGATTTATCCTTAGAAACTATGCAAACCTAAAAGCCCAATGTTACTTTAAACTTAAAGAGATGATGGAAAAGAGGCTTATAAGGGTATATGCAGACTGAGTTATTAGAGATAAACTCTCAGAAGAACTAGAAAACATCTTTATATCTGGTATAGATACAGATGGAAAGGTAAAAATCGAAGATAAAAAAGACCTCAAAAGAAGGATAAACCGTTCTCCAGACTTTGCAGACGCTATTATGTTTAGAATGATATTCCTAGTACAAGAAACAGAGTGAAGTTCTGAGATAATAACTGGTACTTATGAAATAGATTACGACGACTTGCTTTATTAAAGTAAATCATTATATTAAATTTACTTGAAGTGTTAAACTTTCAATCTTGCTGCCACAGAGAAATCTGTGGCTTTTCTGTTATATGTCAATATATTAAAACAAATAGGTAGTTGAAATACATAATATTATACTTATTCACTACGGTAGTAGAATTTATATTGCCTAAACAATATGAAGATTTCCGATGTATTAAGCCAAGAAGACAGAGATAAGCTGTTAGCTCAGATTGATATGGAGTATCAACAATGATACGACTATGTTGTCAACAAGAGAAACCAGTATAGAGATAGGGTTATTAGGTGGAATAAACAAGCAAAAGACCCTAACAAAATCAATATTAATATGATTGCAAATGCTATCGATACTCTTATCGCTAGCTCTTATACTGATTGATTAACTGTTAATTTCGCCTCAGCTGATGGTTGGATGTCTGCCGATAAAGCAGATAATCTTAATTATATGGCAGAGTTCGATAACAACGACCAAGATTATCAGCAACTTTACTATCAAAAAGAGCAAGATAGATACTTCTTTGGAGTATGAATTAGGTATAGGTATGGTTGGGACGATGTTAAAAAGATGCCAAAGTTTATGGTTATTAACCCTCTAAGCTGGATACCAGACCCTATCCCTAGCCAAACTTGAGCTTTTGATGGTAGTTGATATAGATACCACTGATTTGAGTTCACAACTACTATTATGGACTTAATAGCAGATGGAAGCTACGATAAAGAACAGTTAGATAAGATAGTTTGAGGTTATTTCAGTCCAGATAAGATGCAAGACTGGAATGCTTATGCAACAGCATACAATTATGTTATGCCTACTTGTTGTGATGACCTAAAAGCTAACTTCTCTTTATGAGTTTATCATCACTTTACTAACTTTGATGGTAAAAAATACGTCGTTTCGTTGGCAAATGATAGGAAAACTTTAATTAGAATTAAAGAATTAGAGCCAGTATTGAAGGAGGAGAAGAAAAACCCTAATATGATTAACTTCCCAATCATCCTAAACTACTGGAAACCTAGAAGAAACGACCCATTTGGAGAGAGTGTGTGTGATAAACTAGACGATAAACAAATCGCTAAGACAATCTTATTCAACCTAAATATAATTAAAGCCAAAAAAGAAGCTCTTGGATGAGATTTCATCTGGAACTCTAGGCTTATTAAGAATAAGGACGACATACTTAAACCTACTACTAACGGTAGAAACATCTTTGTTGACACGCAAGAGAACTTGCAAAACGTTTGAATGGAGTTGCCAAGAAGCCAAATCAAAGCAGATAGTATCAATATGATTACATCTCTTGAGAATGAGGCTATGCACGATACAAATATAGATAGTTTACAGCAAGGTATCGTATCTGGAGGTAGAACAACTGCCACAGAGAGCCAAATTGCTCAAGCTAACTCTAATATTATTGGACTTCTTAACAATAAAGTTAATGCTTGGGGAGATAAAAGGTTTTGGTTTGAACGACGGAAGGGTTATCAAGAGAATTTCTCTGAAATTGATGAGAAAAGAGCGGTTATTGTATCAAACTTTGAGATAAAATCGCTCACTCTTAAAAAAGATGACTTCTTCACTAAGCAAATTCCTCATATTATCCTCTCTACAAGAGCAGATTTGCAGTCTAAGAACGAAAAAGAGCAAATCTTCTGGGATAAATACCTTGGAATGATGCTAAACAACCCAGATACTCCACCAGTATCTAAAAGAATAGCTCAAAGAATGTGTTATAGATGCAACTGAAAGACGCCTAACGAAATTAATGTCCTAGTTCCATTAGAAAATGATGAAACTGTTGCTATGCAATTCGTTGATATGATAAATCTTGATGTTGTACCTAAATCACTATTCAAATATCCTAAAGAGTACCTTAGAACTTTCTGGGTTTACTTCCAGAAAGCCGAAAAAACAAAAGCAAAAGATGTTGTATTACAAGCTATTAGAAATGCTATGGTAAATATGCCATTGCAACAAGTGCAATCTCCACAATTTACAGAGATGGCTAATAGTTCAAGTAATATAGCAATGTCACAAGCTATGCAGAGCGCAGATAAAAACATAGTATCTAGGCAAGACTTGATACCTTGACAATGAAGTGCTACTACTGCATCTATTATTTAGCTCTTAATATTATAAGAATGGCTAAGTTATTCAAAAAGAAGAATAAGAAACCAGAAAGAGTAGAAGAAAAGAAGATAGTTGAAGAAGTAAGAGAGGAAAAGGAAGAAAAATTATCTGGAAGTGCTGAATTGGCAGCAAAGATTAACTCTATTATTAGAGGAAAGTAGTTTTATATCTTATGTTATATACAAATGGCATTAAAGAAAGAGGTTAAAAGAAGATATTGGAACTTACCATCTTGGGACAGCTTAAAGACTGCAATAGTTGCATACTTCTTATGAGATTAGTTTTATATTATTAATATTATATAATAATGGTTTCAACTAGACCGCAGAAGGAATATAGAAGGTCAAACGCTGGGTTAATGTCGCCTATGGTTAAGCCAAACAAGGCTCCTCAAAAATCAGCGCCATATTCGGCTTCTGCTAAAAAAGCTATGGCTAACAAGATGCTTAATGGTGTATCTGTTGCCGCATCAAAAGCAAAAAAACCAGTATATTGAGCATTATCTAAAAAAGAAGCTGCTAAATCGTGAGGTGTTGCAAAAGCTGGTGCTGCATTGTGATGAGTTGGTAAATTAGCATCTAAATGAGCTGCTAAATTATGAAGCGCCGCTAAAACTGCTGCTAGATGAATTAAGAATGTTGCTTCAAAGGCAAGCAAATCTATATATCCATCTATGCCTTGAGTGGCTTCCGTTGCTGGTAGAGCTGCTGCAAAATGAGCTAGCAAGATTGCTTCTAAAATAAGAAAGTAGTTTTATATTACTAATTATATAGAGAATGAAGGAATTAATTATTAAGCTCGAAACGTTGAAAGACAGTAAAGAGCGAAAAAATGCTGTTCAGAAACTAAGAGATGGACAAGCAGAAAAAGACACAAAACTCTTAGAGTGACCTAAACCAGATGAAGAAGTAAGACTTTACTCAGAAGCTGATATGCTAAGACACGAAATTGCTTATATTAGTGAATTAATCTGATGAATTAAGGTTAAAGACAAGGAAACTAGAGAGGCATTAGTAGAAGACTTAGAAAAATCACAAAACTGGAGAATTAATAGGTTGCTGGGTAAAACACACGAGTATAAGTTAGAAAATATAATTGAATGAGATGCTTACACAGAGGAAGACTTATACAGAGCTGAAAACCGATGGATAGAATGCTTTGAAAATCTGCCTACTAAACTTGCTGAGGAATTAAAGGTAAGAGAAGAACAAACTCAAGCAACAGAACAAGCAGAAATTCAAGAACAACTAGATGCTCTAAGCTCATTAGAGGTTGAAGGTCTTTAAAAATGATACAAGTCGAGGGTATTATATTAGTAGTATAGCCTGCCTAGTTATACTACCAAATATAATTGTAACTCCTTCGCCCTAGTATAAGGCACATTTTATACTTTAATTGTTACGATTATGCCAACACAAGATGAACTCATCCAAGCTGAATTGGATGGGACTATTGAGCAGTTAGAGGCTAAAGCTGACGAGCAAGAAGCCGAAGAAGTAACAGATGCTCAACAAGCAGCTGAACAACCAGCTGAGGAAGTTAAGGAAGAAGCGCCAGTTGTAGAGGAGAAGCCACAAGCTGATACCACTACTAACAAGCAAAGTTCCGTTATGAAACTCCTAAAACAAAGGAACGAAGCTAGAGCTGAGTTAGAACAACTTAAAGCCCAAGCCGTTAATGCTGCTGAACTGGAAGCTAGAATTAAAGAACTAGAAGAAGGTATAGCAAGCCAAGAATTAGAAAGAGAAGCTCAAAAAGAGAGAGAGGCTTTCTATGAGAAATACCCTAGTGCCAAATGACACGAAGAAGGTATTGAAGCTCTAAGACAATCTAAAGACTTGTCTTATAGCGAGGCATTTCAACTATATGCCGCACAAAACGACCCTACACTGCTATTGGATGAACAGTATAGGAGAAAGTCGCAATCTGGCGCTACTCTAACGTGAGTTGCACAGCCTCAAGAAAAGATTAAAGCACCATCTAGCAAAGAAGATTTCGACGCTATGGATGATGATGACTTCTTAGCTTGGAGTGACTGAATGGCAAAGAACGAGAGAGTTGCAAAAGGTTACATAAAGTAGTCCAAACCGTTTTAACTCTTTATTTACATTTAAATGGCTAATAATTTAGATGCTTTTAGTCCAGAGTACCGAAGTGCTAGGACACAAAGACTTCTTAAAAAGAAGTTAATTGCTAGAGAGATAGCTTCAATGGAAGAACAAGCTACTCTTAGAGATGGAGATATGGTACATAGACCATATTACTCTGATGTTGTAGTTAATAACTACACAAAAGGTGTTGATGTTACAGTTCAAGATGTAGTTGCAACTGACGAATACTTAGTTGTTAACAAATCTAAAGAAGCTACTGTTTATATCGACGAAATCGATGTTAAACAGAACAAATACGATGCTGCTAACAAATACATCGACCGTATGACTTACGCTTTAAGAAAAGACATCGATGGTGCTTTCTTAAAAGAAGTTATCAATGCTGAATACTCTATGGATGATGGAGATATGGGTGGAACTGCTGGAAACCCAGTAACTGTATCTGTTGCTAATGTATTCTCTTTGTTCACTTATACTGAAGCTAAGATGAATGCTAACGACATTGAAGATACTAAACCTTGGTTCTTCGTAATTACTCCAGAAGTTAAGGCTGCTATTCAACAGACTAACTTGGTTAACTGATTTAATCAAGCTGATGCTGCTTTAAGAGGAACTCTTAAAGGAATGGGATACCTTGGAACTTGGGGTAACTTCAATATCTTCGTATCTAACAACGTAGCTCACTCTAATAAAGTTACTATGTCTTCAGTTGCTGCTGCTGACACATTAACTATCAATGGAGTAACTATTACTTTCAAAGCTGCACCAGCTGCTGCTGGAGAATGTAAACCAACTCTTGCTGCATTAAAAGGAATGCTTAATGGAGTAATGGCTACTGCTGGAGATTACGTAGAGTTCTCAGCTGCTGATAGAGCTAAATTAATCGCTGCTGGAATTTCAGCAATCGATGATGGAACAGATGTAACAATCTTGTCTAACGGTACTGTAACTTACGCTAACAGTGGAGTTACTCTAGGAGGAGAAATCGCTCACTGTTGGGCTGGACAATACGGATGTACTGATATGGTTATTCAGAAAGATGTTGCAGTTCAAAAGAACAAAGAGCCTAAAAAGACTGGTTACAACTATCTTTGTTGGACTTTGTACGGAATTAAGACATTCACTGAAGGTGCTAAGAGATGTATTGACGTATTGGTTGCTTAAACCCCTCATTCTCTTAAATAGCTGGTAGCTTCGGTTACCAGCGCCTCTAAGGGAATGGCTTTATATCTAAAACAACCTTAATGAAACCAAGTGAAATAATATCATTAGCCAGAAGGCAAACTTGATGTACTGAGGACATTGTAACCACAGATGAGGCTTACAAGTTCCTTAATTTCGTTATAGAAGACTTTGGTAGCGAAATAAGAACTAGCGATAGCTGATACTGATTTAATACATTAACTATCAGTGTAACTGCTGGTAATCCTACATACACATATAATCAAACCGATTGAGAATATATGCAATGAGAAAGTTATCCAATTTGACAACCATATCCTATTTCTAAAATTCAGAGTGTTTGGTTAAAAGATAAGGATGGAAAACGATACGATTTGCCAGTTCATTTCGTTGATAAAGTTGATTTAAAGAAGTTTGTTAGTCTAAATTGACCAAGAGCCTGCTTTATAACAAATAATGAGCTTAATTTAATTCCGACACCAAAAGAAGACACAGAAATGCAAATATGGGGTTGGAGTTATAATTGGGAGTTGTGATACGATGAAGAAGCTAGTGCATGGATGGATGATGAAGCAGATATATTCATTCCTAAAAGGTGGCATTATATATTAGTAGAGTGACTTAAATATCGAATGTACTGAAATATGTGAGTAAACTTTGAAGCCGCAAGAACAAATAGTAGAGCTTTCTACGATAGCGAGAAGAATAAGGCTATACAAAACATAGTAGATAGATGACAACTAGCAGATACTGCATACTTTCCTAATTTAAACTTTCTTAACTACTAATGGCTGACAATACTAAAATCTGACCTATATTTAGATGAGCTAACTGATGACTTAGTGATGACTTATTCACAGGTATTCAGAATAGCTTTTTCTATTCACAGAATTTGGAGATTAGAGAGGACATGAGAAGTATCTATCCTTGTAATCAAGCTAAAATAGCAGCAGGTGGTGCCACACTGAGTGGAACTCCTGTAAAAATGATACAATACGATACTTACACATGGGCTGTGTTTAGCGGTGCTAAGGTATATGTATTCAACTCTAATACTAACACTATTGATGGTGGTACTACCCTAACAGGTTGAGATATAAGAGATGCTGAGATATTTGGAGATAAGATATTTGTTACAACTGATACTAAGTTACTTAGCTTTAGTTACTCAAGTCCAGTTTGGAGTAGTCCTACAAGCGTGGCTACTCTTACAAGTTGCGCCTACCATCCATTACAAGCCACATCTACCACATTGTGTGTGGGAGATAAGAATATAATCAAAGTGGTGTTATTCAATGCTTTATGAACTGCTATAGACCAGATTACCCTTTCTTCTAATTGTGTAGTAAAGCTATTAGACTACTTATGATGATATACAAGAATAGTTATAGAGAAAGACTATTATAAGAATGAAATCTGATTGTGGGATAACTCTAAGGATGCCATCAATGAGAGGATACCTATGGACTGATACAAATTCCTACAATCATGTATATATAAATGAAAACATTACTTAGTTAGTGATAAGTGATTATGATTAATTAACTGATATGATTACTATATTATCAAGAGATTTGATAAGTTTAGTGATAACCTAAATAGTATATGTGTACATGATGATAAGATGTACATTGGTGGTACAGACTGAGTTTATATCTATTGAGCTAAGAACAAGAACTACAATGAAGTATTAGCAATGTGGACATATACTTGAGCTAAGATATGAGCTTTAGGTAGTAACTATGTAGATATACTTACTTCTAAGAGCTGAAAGGTTTGAGCTAACACTGATACGGCTACAGACTGACAATTAGATACAATGTGATACTATGGTAATAGTCTTTCGGAAATTAAACAAGCAATGTATCTAAGAGTTGGTTATAAAGTTCCAGAATGATGAAATATCCGCATTTATTATAAGACTAATGAAAAAGATTGGACTGAACTTACAGAACAATCTCCATTAACTGCAAATCGAGATATGAGAAGTCCATTTGCTACATCTCTTAAACTAAATTGTAGGTTTCAATGGATACAATTCAGATTTGTATTGTCTGGTTGAGATACTCATGTTTATAGTGCAGATTTATACTATAATGATATGTTAGACTAATGGCTACCGTTGTAGATTATGATTACATACAAGAGATAAGCACCCAAGAGGCTTTGCATAACATGACTAGCGATGTAACTACATGATATGACACAGAGATACCTTGAGTAAATACATATAAGATAAATGCTAGTACATCTACATATAATTTTCCAGAATGATGAGGTTGATGAGAGGGGGGGATAGCTTGATGGAGTACAAATGTCAATTGGACAGCCTCTGATTATAATACAGTAACATGGTGAAGTGGTAGTATATATTTACCAGATGGAACGGCCTTATCTGTGAGTTCTGGTAATACAGGAAATATGTCTTCTGTGACATACATCTATTACGACCAAAATGATAGTTCTATGCACTATACAACCTCGCCAGCACAATCTGTTGGAGAAGGAAAGATATTGATGTGTGTGGCTTGACCTACATCAAGTTGAAAGAAAGCCGCCTTTCAGGCATTTGGTACTAATGCACAAAGTTCTCTTATAACAGCAGACAATATCGCAGCTAATACTATTACAGGAAACGAGATACAAGCCAACTCAATAACAGCTTATGAATTAGATGTTAGTCAGCTTTCAGCAATTAGTGCCAACTTATGAACTGTAACAGCTTGAGATATCACTTGAACTACAATTACAGCAGGAAGCACAAGTTCTTGATGAATAAAATTATACCCATATTCAAGTTCAGCAGGTAGAATAGAATTTTATTATTGAGGTAGCTTGGTTTGATACTTGCAATGACTATCTGCTGGTGTTTGAGGGGCTGTTGTAATGGATTGAGATTATTTTTATCTAAATACAACTGTATTGTGCGCAGGAAAATTAAGAATACCTGTTTGAACTAATTTATATGATTAGTAAAGATATATGGCTACCGTTACCGATAACTTAACAACTTGAAAAACGCTTCTCAATAACGGAGAGCCAATTTATACTATATATTGAAAGGATTTTAATCCAATAAGTGATGAGGAACTTTGGGATATGATATATGGAGATTTAACAACCTCTTGAGAAACATCGTTTAATCTTAGTTGATTTCAGTGTGGAAATGAAGTATGTTTCTGTGCGTGAGACTTTAAGTTCACGTGATTAACGAGTGCTACTACGATAACCACCGACATGATATTTCAGAAATATAATTGATGATGGATGAATACTTGATGGACATATAATGAAACTTTTACTTTACAGCCTTGATGAACCACCCGAAGAACGTATCGGTTTTATGTGGGGGTAGACTATGATGAAATATGGACTGATGCCACCAGATACAGATTTTTGTTTCAACTTTATGGAAGTGGGATTAATTACGAAACATATAAGGAGTTTGGAGTATCTAACCTTTCGTTTGATACTACTAGACACCCATCATGATATTTGCGAGTGGAGTGAGGTAATCTATGTTTCACAGATGCATCTCGGTCTAGTATTAGATGATACAAGCATATAATAAACATTGATACATCTTATTCATCTAGCTATGTGGGTAATCCTTGAAGGATATGGTTGCCAGATTTAAACACCGATGACCATATATATTATACAGACGTTAATGGATACCTAAGAAGGACAAAAACATCAAATAAACGATATGATGACAATGATAATTATGCGGGTACTAGCAACGCTTGATATATATGGGTTTCAAATTCAGACTGAGCAGAAGATTGATATGCACATTTATGTTATGTAAATGGCGCTGGGTTTAAAAGAAGAATATGCAATGGATGAATTGCTTAATTTATATCTTAATACAATTACAATGAGAGACCATAGCAAACAATGAGGAAGCTGTTGATGAGGAAAAAAGAAATAAGTCAATATAAAAACACAAATACTTAGTTGAAAAAAGAGAAACAAATCTAATACATTACCCTTAGGGGAATTTAACCTTAAATAAACCATAAATGGCAAACGTAGTAAGTGATGAAGTCTATAATCAGCTTAAACAAATGTACTGATGAAATGCTAGTAAGGCTAGTAGAGCTAAGGCACAATTAGAGATTGCCTCTGCTTCAGATTATGATAAAATGATTAAGCAGCTCAATTCTCAGTATGGAAGTTCTACATCTAGTTCAACTCCCAAAACGACTACCGCCAATACATCTGCACCTAAAAGCAACACAGTAACTGAAACATATAGGTGACAAGTTAGTGACGGAACTGCAAATATGAACTCTATGAGCCAAACAGCCGCGAAATCTAATAGTAGAAATTTTCAAGTAGGTACTGGAGATGTTGCAGAGATGCCAGAGCAACCAAAAGTTAGTTCAGTTCAACAGCAAACTCAAGATAAGTTTGCTAAGTCTTGGGCTAATATGACAGCCGCTCAACAGCAAGCAGCTCTCACTAAAAAGGGTATGCTAGATTATATAAATAGCAGATGATTGACTGTTAAGAAAGAAGAAACTCCTGCTGCCACACAGCCAAAAAGACAAACGACATATACTACTCCTAAACAAGATGAGTGGGACTATCAAGACAACTCACAAGCTAGAATGAACCAAATAGCTGATAATCTAAATGGGTATAGACAAACTATGCCACAGCTATTTGATGATGAAAGTGCCTTCTATAATTTCTTTATCGACTGAAAAGGAAGAAGTCAAGACCAGATAGACTTCCTATGGGACTACTTTAATAGAGTTAAAAAATTCTGAAAATACGACAATATGCCAGCATCTGCTCTATGAGAGTGATTGGCAGATGGTAGTGTCCCACAAGACTACTTAGACTACATTAAATGAGTTGACCCACAAAAATATCAAGAGATACTTTCTTATAAGCAAGACTGAGAAGATAGAATTAAGAATGAAAGCTATCTTGAAGATTTGTCTAGCATGGCATGATTTGAATGATGGGAAAGCGAGCCTAGTTCTATACAGTATGGTAAGCGAAACTGAATATGGTTAGATGAAAATGGAGACTGGATAGATGATAGAAGATACCACGCCCCAACGGAAGAAGAATTACAACTAAGCCAAGAAGATAGCGAATATGAAGCAGAAAAATTAAAATTAAAAAATGCGTATAAATGGCTACAGGATGACCTAACAGAGCAATATCCAGACGCAGACTTATCTACTATTATGGTATTAACTTCAGACAGGGGTACTAAAATACAGAAAGCTCTCGACACCATAAGCGTAGCACAGACAAAGACACAATGAAGACTAGCATATCTTCAAAATGAGAGGGCAACTATGGATAGGGCTTGAGCTGATAGTATTGTACAGCTTCAGAAAAACTTATGATTGTATTATGATTATTCTCCACAGTGAATAGCAGAATTAGCACAAGCTAAATACGCTGCTACTAATATTACATTAGACCAAGCTGATAGTTGAAATGAAACTCAAAAACAAATAGCATTACAATGAGTTCTTGACTGATACTATGCAATATACTGAGATATTATCCAAAGAAGTGAACAGCAAGTTATTAATGATGTTATTGCCTATGCAAAGAAAAATGGAGTTTGACTAAGACAAGCATTACAAGAGAGCTTTATGGACTATCTTAAAGAAAAACCAGCATATAAAGCAATGCAAACGGCACTATCTGAGCCTAACTTACAAACTATTTGATACAATAGCGACGGTAAGGCTGTTTACTGATATTGGGATAGTGCTACAAAGACTTTCCAGCCAGTTACTGTATGAGCTGGCGGTATAACTACTTGATGAGCCACTTGATGAGCTACTTGAGTATGAGCGTCATATACAACTAACACAGAGCCATTAAACAACTTTATAACAAATCTTGAAGCCAATTACACTATTGCATCAAATTGAGGTACTTGAGGTTCAAAGATAAGAAGCGGATGATGTTGAACTGTTTGCAATGATTATCTCAAATCTATATGAGATAGTTATAGTTATTGAGATAGCAAACAAAGCAAATTAGATAGTATCACACCTTGAGCTTGACCTGCCGTATGAGCGATAGCCGTATGGAATAAAACTTGAACAGAAGATTGAGATAAATATTGACACGTTGCTATTGTTACTAATGTAGATGATGCAAATGGTAAAATAACTGTGTTAGAGAGCAATAAGTGAACTTGACTTAGATACAAAACTTATAATATGTCTTGAGTTACTGGATACTATATACCAGAATGAATAAAGACAAACGAATATAGCAAAAAAGAGAACAGCAACGCTTTTACTAAAGCTTGAGATATAGTAGCTTCTTGAATAGAATGACAGGGGAACAAAGAAATGTTTAAAGAAACTTTACAATGACTATTAAACGAATGAGATTATACTTGAGCTTTTGAGTATATAACTGTTACTTGAAAAAATAATGCTAAAAGTGATGCAAGAGATAAAATACAAGCAGCAGAAACCGCTATGGTTGACTTAATATCAATTAAAGACGCTCTTGAGGCATATTACGCAGCTTGATGAGATACTGGCATCTTACAATGAAGTCTTGAAAAGGTCGCTAATAAATTATGAAAGACTACTGACCCAAAATTAGTTTGACTTGCTACTAAAATCTCAGAAGCCATACAAGCATATAGAAAGAATATATCTTGAACTGCCTTCTCAGAAAAAGAAGCTAAAGAATATGAAGCATTATTCCCAACAATAGCAGCTTGACAAGAATATAATAATGCAAAATTAACTTCTACTTTAGATAGTATGGTTATAAGACTAAATCAATTATATGGATGACTTATTTGACCTAGAACATATATAAATGTTCTTGATGCTCACGAAAAAGCTACTTGAAATAGATACTCTATGTATGAGCAACAGAGCCAGTTATATAATTACTTATCTAATAATTGATACTTAAACCCAGATTGAGGCGTAAAAACAGCACAAGACTTTGCTACATATATGCAAAGCAAAAATCAAAGAAAAGGTAAAAGATTTTAGTTTGTAACTTGTGACAAATGTGAATATTGAGCCAATCTCAAGAGAATAAAAGAAGACTAATGTGAACTGTGCAGAGAGATATGCAACAGAAAAACATAGTAGATAAAGATATTGGAGTAGAAACTCCTATCTGATATAAAAGTCTTCGTGATGATATTACTTCAGTTGACACTCTACAAGAGAGAAATACTACAAAAGGTATTTCTGATTTAATCAAGCATAGAATAAATCTTAGAAAGTGAATTGCCAACTGAACTGTTACAAGCTGAAATGAGGCTGCAGATTACTTAGAAATGAGAAGATGATGACTTGTGGATATATTCGCAGACTATATGATGCAAAACAAAGAGCTTATAAGAGATGATGCCTCTGCACAGCTCTTGCAAGATACGATTAAAAAAGAGCCAGAAGCCGTTATATGATATATGAAGAATGTATTAAAAAATCAATATCCAGATACTTATGAAGAAAAGAATAGAGCAATAGATGACTATATTATGAAGTGATGAAAACTTAATGATGTTATGGACTTCATAACAGAGAAGAACGCTACTCCATATTGAACTCCTAAAGAAGAAAAGTTAGAATGAACTAACCCTATTCTTAATTTCTTATGAAGCGTTGTATCTACTCCTATTAGAGAGATATGATGACTTACTCAAATAGTTTGAAATAAGTTATGACTTACTTCTAGTGCTGAAGAAACAGCAAGAAAGACTACTACTGTTCAATGAGCATCTACTCAATGATATAATGAATATAAAAAATCTTGAAAACTACCAAGCAAGTTTTCAGAAGACTATGCTAATTTATATAAATGATATGATGATGCAGTAAAAGACTGATTTATAGGTAGCGTAGAAGAATATAATAATTACTTATGAGATGTAGCAGTTGCTACTGATAAAACATTTAAGCAACTTACTGATGACTTTACAGAGAAATATTTGTTTAACCCAGAAGAAGCTTGAGCAGAGCCTTGAAACGTTATATGAGATATAATAGAAATAGTTGCTACTGAACTTGGTACTATGTGAGCCGCAACTCCAGAATTAGCCGCTACAAAACTTCCTAAATATTATAAATATGCAAAATGGTTATATCAATGACTTAAATGATGAGCAGAGTTCCAAGCTCTTGAAGACGCTTATGAATGAGAGGTTTCTGATGTGCCAGAATACGTGCAGTCTGCTGTGACTAATACTATTCTTAAATGATGATTAGAAGGATTATGAAAATTAGCAAAGCGATGAGTATGAAAGCTGGCTAAAACATATTGATGAATTACTGAAAGATGAGAAATCGCATTAGCTTGAGAAACTCCTACATCATCTGCTGAAAAGATTAAGATAATTAAAGAGAGTAAATGAACCAACCCAGAGAGAACTCCAGAGAAGGAAATTATAAAGGCCATCTCTAAATTTAGAGAAAAAGTTAAAGAAGATGTTGGTGCAATAAAATGAAAGAAAATGGATATAGAGAGAGCTTATAAGGGAGGAGAAAAACCATCTGACTTGGCAGATAGGCTAAATGAGAATTTCTGAAAAATGAAAGATACAGAAGTTATGTGAGAGCAGGCTTCAAAGATAGTGCCAGAATTTAGAATATGAGAAAGCGAGAAGGAGGCAATACTTAGAAGACAAAGTGAGAGAGAGGCTGCTAAACTTGCAAAAAGCACAAAGGCTGAGAAACCAAGCACAGAATGAATGTCTAAAGAAGAAATAGCTGATATGGAAAGACTACAAGAAATCGAGGCTTGAGAAAAGGCAAAAGCATCAGAATTGGCTGAAAGAGAAAGAAAATATAAGTTAACTGTTGATAACGAAGAACTATTAAAGAGCTGATATTCTAAAGATAGAATTGCTTTAGTAGATGTCCTTACTGAAGAATGGAACAAGATGTTTGTTAAGGAGGGTAGAGAGTTTAATGCTTCTAACCTTTGGGAATTAGCAAAATTGGTTGAAAGTAAGTCTGCTTGAACTGAGTGAACTAGGCAAATAGTTGGTGCTATAAAAGATACCATGGAACAAATATCTGAATGACTATGATGAGATTATAGTAAACTTGCTAAAGAGAGCTGGAGTAAATCAGATATATTACAGTGACTTGATGATGTATTGTGAAAACTCACTAGAAGAACATCTGAAGCCTGATGAGAAATCGCTGCTTCTGAGGCTTGAGGTAAGGTATTAAAATGAAATTTAAGAGAGCTACTATCTCAAGCTAAAAAATTCTATCCAGAAATCGATTTGAATAGAGAGATAGATAGTTGGATAATTCACTTAGCAATATATGACCCAGAAAAAGCTGCTGAACTTGCAAAGAATATATATCCATCTCTACCTTGAGTATTAGAATTGCTTATAAATTGAGGTAAGATGATTGCTACAAAGAGAGCCGCTAAAGATATTATTCAAAGAAACGCACCAGAGGTAGCAGAAAAAACAAGTGTTTGGGATGCTATATGAAGAAGCGTTCGCTGAAAGACAGCAGAGTGACTTGTAGATTTCGGACAAAGATTTTAGTTAATATAACCATAAATTATGGAACAAATAGCAGTTAGCTTTACAGATGGATGAGTACCAAAGACTTGATTAACTCCTAAGGTTACTATCCTAGACAAAGGTGGTAACGTTTATATCCAAAATGGAGAGTTAAAAGAGCTTTGATACTGATGGTATATCTACAACTTTGATAGATATTCTCCAGAAAAGGTATATCTATACTTATTCGACTGATGAAGTGCGTTAAGTTGATATGATAGATACATCTTTGGGGGAAATGAGCTTGATGCTTACTCTAACAAATATTCTTGGGGTAGAACTGCCGCACCTTACTTTACAGCTATTGATGGTAAGTTTGAATGAATAAACAAAGCTATCAATAAAGCCGTAAAGAGTAGAAAAGACTACGATGACAAAGAGGTAAGGAAAGGTTTAGCAGAAATCAAGAAAGAGATAAAAGGAAGAAGTTGATACGATGTTTATAAGAGGCTTGATAGTCTTGGAAAAGTATTAGACGATGTTAAACAATCAGTAGTGGATACAAGTGTCACCAACGATTGAAACAGCTCTAAGAATTTCTCTGGTATCAATGGAAAGCTAGATTTGATGGCAGAATATGTTGTTAAAATCAAATCTGAGTTAGATAATCAACTTTCTACTATGGATGAAGAAATTGCTCAAAGAATACAAGAAAGCAACGATAACATAAACCAATGAATGTCTAATAGAGTAACTATCGACCAATTACTACAACAAGTAGAGAGATTGGAGGATAAACTTAATGAGGTTGTAGATAGTGTGGTTTCAGAAAGATTGCCACAAGAACTAACTGATAAATATAATGTTAATGTTAGTAGAAAACCTAGAATGAGTGATGAAGAAGCTCTTAGAGCATTGTGAATAGATATGTGATTAAATGAATGAGTGAATGAGGGGCTGAATGAGGGAATGGAACTTTGAATGAGTGAATGAATGGAACAATGAATGGAAGACTGATTAGGAACGGCTAGAGAGGCTCAGATGAATGCACCAGTAGATATGCAAGGTATTGCTGAGCCAGAAATGCCTTTATGAGCTTTATAATATATTAACTAACTAATGGCACAAATTATAACAAGTAGATGATGAGGTGGGGGAGTTTGAGCATACAAGTATAAATGAAGTGTTGATTACTATGAAGACTTGCCTACTTCGTGAATGAAGATATGAGATACTTATAATGTAGTTAATGCTTTCACTAAAGATGGGAAAGAATACCCAGCCTGAACTAATGTAGCTTGGACTTGAACTGAATGGGATGCTTTATGATGAAGTATAGATTTAAGTGAATATCAGAAAAAATTAGTTGAATGAAATGGTATAGATATAAACCAAACCACTAATGAAATCAGTGTAGATACAACAGTTATTGCCACAAAGCAAGACTTAACTACTAAACAAGATACTATATCAGATTTGGCAACTATTAGACAATGAGCTGCTAAATGAGCTACTGCCATACAGCCAAACGATAATGTAAGCGAATTAGCAAATGATGCTTGATATATAGATAAAGATGTGAATAATTTAACAAACTATACTAAGACAGAAGACTTGCCAGACTTTACTAAATATCAGTTAAAGTCTAATATGGTTACAAGTCTTAACTCTGCCGATGATACGCATTACCCTACTGCTAAAGCTGTAAAGGATGCTATAAGTTCTGCTTGAGGTTGAGATGTTTCTTGACCTAATTCTTCTACTGATTGACACCTGGCTGTATTTGACTGAAATACTGGTAAGATAATTAAAGATTGATGAGCTGCGCCCACTCCAACAACCGTAGTTGATAACTTAAACTCTACTTCTACTACTTCAGCACTATCTGCGAACCAAGGTAGAGTGTTAAATAATTCAATTTCTACAATAAACTGAAAGATACCTAGTGCCGCCTCAACTACTAATCAATTAGCGGATAAAGACTATGTTAATGATAGTATAAATAGTGTAACAGCTTATTATATAACAAAAAATGCTCAAGGTGCTCAATTTGCGACTTATTCAGAATTAGCGAATGCTACAACATTTTATAGTGGTGGAGTAGTAAGAGTACCCACAAGGAATGATTATACAATAGTATTGGATGATGAAAATCACGACCACGCTACGACTAGGTATATTTATAATGATGGTTGGGAGTATCAATATACAGTCAATGAAACAGCATTAACACAAGCACAATTAAATGCTTTAAATTCTTGAATAACAAGTGCAAAGGTAAGTCAATATGATGGATATGCTAGTGGAAAGCAGGATGCCTTAGTAAGTGGGACTAATATTAAGACCATCAATAATGAAAGTATATTATGAACGGGGGACATCACAATATCCGCTCCTACGTATACAGCTGGTAATTGAATAGATATAACTAATGATGAGATAAGTGTGGATAGTACAGTTGCGTTATCAAGTGATGTAAATACAAAAACATTCTATCTATCAAGTACAAGTGACTTAACTAATGCACAAGCTGCTTATGATTGGTATGTCGCTGGTAAAAACCCTATCGTTGTATATTGAACAGAGAAGCCTATATATATAGTATATGATACATCTGATTGATTAAGATTTCGTTCTTCGGATGATAAAAAGAGTTGAACAAAAACGTCTACAATGGTAAATTATTGGAGAATGCTAAGTCTTGTTGTATCTAATTGAACTGTGGCATCAATATCAACTTGAGATTATACTGGCAACGCAATAAATGTATTATCAACGGGTATAAACTATTCAACTCCATACACTCCACAATATGCTTGAAGTCCAGCCACAAAGAAGTATGTAGATGATAAAAAATCTGAAATATCAGTAACACTAACTACAGCTGGATGGAGTAGTAATACACAATCAGTTACTGCCACAGGAGTAACTGCGAGTAATACAGTAATAGTATCTCCCAACCCAAGTTCTATGTCCGCATATACCAATGCTAAAGTATTTTGTTCTGCACAAGGTAGTAATAGCTTAACATTTTCTTGTACGGACACACCTACTGGAGATATAGTAGTAAATGTAGTTATATTAAATTAATTTATTTCTTATAAATAAAAAGATGGGGATAATTAATATGGTATATGGAGAATGATGAGGTTGATGAGGAAGTACCCTTAAAAGCTACAACGAAATTACAGCTATGACATTAGCAAATGCTTTAACGGAGTTGAATAGTCAAGCTGCTGATTATTGTGCTAAATTTATTGATGAAGAAAAAATGATAGCGGATAAGTATTTGAGTAATGATACTAATTCTTGCTTGTTTTTATGGTCGGATTATTATATCCAATATTCTTGAGGCACCTGGTCTAGTGTACAAGTATGAGATGCTGAAACTACCATATTATGTGTAATGATGACAGATGAAAATTGAGATTTATGTATCCCTGTAGATTATTGACGCACGGTAAATTGGGATGTATCATATGATGGTGGTACAAGTGTGTATTATATTGAAAATGGTAGTGCTACTAATTTGGAGATAAAAATAGGGGAAGGTTTATGAGCGAACACAAAACATTTGATTGAAATAAAACCCCATAGGGATATTTACTGATGGGCTAGGGCATTTAGCTTTACATCATATAGTTTATATCTCACACCATATAGGTTAGCACCACTATTAATTTGAGTTGTTGTGGATGGATGATATAAATGATGGTGAAGTAATGCTACAAATACAGGGGATGGGTTTAAGAGGTGTCAATATGCTAATTGTGTAAATCTTGAAGTTATACCAACAACAGAGGTATTGCCTAGTGGTGTAACTACAATAGGGGGAGATTTTATGACGTCGCAGTGTGAAAATTGTCGCAAACTTAAATCTATACCCTCAACAGAGGTAATGCCAAATACAGTTACATCTATTTGAAATTATTTTAGAAATAGCCAATACGAAGGATGCTCTAGCTTAACTACACCAGCTACAGAGGTGTTATCAACTGGAGTAACCACAGTATGAAATAATTTTAGGGCGGAACAATATAGAAATTGCAGTAATTTAAGGAGTGCGACTAAAGAGGTGTTACCAAGTGGAGTAACCACAATATGAAATAATTTTAGAATTTATCAATATTCTGGATGTACTTCGTTGAAAGAGCCAGCCACAGAGGTGTTACCAAATACCGTAACCACAATATGAACTAATTTTAGACAATATCAATATGAGAAGACAGATATTAGTAGTGCGACACCGGAGATATTATCAACATCTATTACAACTATACCAGATAATTTTAGAAGTTATCAATATGCATCTTGCCTTCATTTAACATCCGTAGCCGAGGAGGTATTGCCTAGTGGAATAACCAAAATATGAAATTATTTTAGGCAATATCAATATCTCCAATGCTCAGCAATCACAGAAACAGCTGATGAGGTATTACCAAGTAGCGTAACCACAATATGAAATAGTTTTAGAAGTTTTCAATATTATAGGTGTATATCAATTACAGCATCATCCGATGAGGTATTACCAAGTGGAGTAACCACAATATGAAATAGTTTTAGAAGTTATCAATATCAAGATTGTAGAGGTTTGATTACGGCAGGAGTAGAAGCTCTACCAAATACCATAACCACAATATGAACTAATTTTAGAAGTTATCAATATAATAATTGCGTAAAATTGGCAACCATAAGTTGATGGAGAGATTTAAGTATTGGTGGTAATAATTATAGGAGCTGTCAGTTCCAGAGCTGTGTTACTAATAAAACGGTAACTGTACTTACTGATGTTTGATATGCTGGACAAAGTAATACACTATTCAATACTAATGTAACACAAATTAATGTACCAAGTGCGTATTTAAATAATTTTACAAATAGTACAATATATCCACGAAGGTCAATAACAGATAGTAAATTTGTATGATATTAGTTTTAATTCTTAATATAAGCTAACTATGAAATTCCGAAAAACAATGTCAGTAACTAAGTTAGTGTTCTTAATCTTAACACTTGTACTTAGTTTTCAGACTATCTACTTAACTCTGAATGGAGTAGAAACTAGCCTATTTAACAATGCTATGTTAATGGTTATCTCTTTCTACTTCGGACAAAAGGTAGGAGAAACTAAAGCAGACCCTTTAATTGACGAATGAAAAGAAGAAGATGGACAACCTTTATAGTTACATAACAGACCCTAATACTATTGTGAGTTTTGTAATCTTTGTATTTGGTTTGTGAGCCACTTGGAGTAATCTAAATGGTAGATTAAAAGATTTGGAGAAAAAGACAGAAGAAATCGACTGAATAAAGATAGAAACCAAATTAGCAGAGATACAGAAAGACTTACAATGGATAAAGGAAGAATTAAATAAAAAGTCAAGTCGTAAATAAAATCTATCTCTTGATTATTTATTTTATAGTGGCAACATATATTTGTTTATATGGTTAAATAACCCTATGAAAGAGCAAATACACAAATATAATGGAGATTATGTTATTCTTAGGTTTGACGATAATGAGAAAGACTGGAGAAAAAACTGAAGAACTGAGTATTGGACTTGAAACTGACGAAAGCCCTGACCTAAAAATGCTAAGGTGTTTTGGCACGAAGACGATGCCGCACAAGAATTAGTAATGATAAGGGTCAGAAAGGCAGATTTATCTACCGATTAAATATGGTACAGTTTATTAAAGAGTGCATTGAGGAAATTAAAGAATATATTGAGATATTGAGAAAGAGGAGAGAGTTTAGAAAAAGAGTTTTAGCTTATAAGAAAAGCCTAAATGGCAAGAAAAGGAAATGAATTAACCACACACCATTTGCTCTGCCAACATCCAGAAACGGACACAAACCTCCGTTGAAGTAACGACCCCACAAACCTCTTAAAGATAAAAGATAATACCCATAGAGCTATACATACATTATTTGCAAACAAAATGATAGCAAACCAATTATTAACTTGTGTTGATATATCTGAAAAGGCTTTATTACCAGAAGTTAGAGATTGGTTAGTAGAAACATTGACACAAACCATTGACCCATTAGACCCTACTTTACGATATAAGGAAGAATGTATTATTAAGTAGGTTTTTTATTATTTAGCTTTTGCTGGATGTGAAAACTAGATGATGCTATGATAGATAGGATAAAGTCCTATCACGAAGACTTTAGCAATTCGGAGATTGCAAGAGATATGGGGATAAACAGAAAAACAGTTGCTAAGTACAGAGCTGCAACTCAGCAAGAAGCTAGCGATGTTTTATCTGGGAAAGAGGAACAAATGCGATTAAACAAAAAGCACCAACCGTCCCTATCTAAAGAGGACAAAAAGAAGTTAGAGCTATTATGAAGCTACTCTCCTAGAGATATTAAGGAGATGCTAAATTATATAGCTCAAACAAACAAAAAGGAGATAGATAAGGTTATTTGAGAGCCTTGACACTTAAAGTTCTGATTAGTGAGTGATACTCACTTTGGGGCTAGAGAATGTGCTAAGGATGAGCTATGAGAGTTCTACGACATAGCAAAAGATAAGGGGGTTGAATGCTTTGTGCATTGTGGAGATATAGTAGATTGAGAGAGTGTTTACAGTTGACAACAGTTTGAGCAAGATAAGGTTTGATTTGAACAACAGCTTGCCGACCTAAAAGACAATTACCCTAATGTATGATTACCTACTTACTTTATATGATGAAATCACGATGAAGCATACCTAAAGAAGAATGGAGTAAATATCTGTAAAGCTATTGAAACTGTAAGGCAAGATTTGATTAACTTAGGTTTCTATGATGCTAGACTTAGACTTAACTGAATAGATATAAACCTACATCACTGAGGTTGAAGCCTAAGCTATGCTAAGGACTATAAAATGAAGAAATACCTTGATAGCTTGCCAGTAGAAAACCAACCAGATATATTTGCTTTGTGACATTATCATACTGCTTTGTATGATTTGCATAGAGGAATACACGGTTTTATGCCTTGAGCTTTCCTAAAAGAAAATCTACTTGCAAAAAGATTTAATCTAGGTAATGTGATAGGATGATGGGTAATAGAAGTAGATAAAGATGAAAAATGAAAAACCTTTTTAAATATGGAATTTATTAAACTATAATGAGATTTGAATATTCTAGGAATGAGAATGAGTGTGACAAGGGGCTAAAATGGATAGACGGTTGCAGAGAGTGTCTATTCAATGTTCTTTGCAGACTAGATAAAAATTGACAAACTTCATTCTTTAATTGATTAAACAAAGAAAAATGAGGGAAGTAACTTATGTAGAAAGTCCAGACTGTGCTAGATGCCATCAGCTTAAACCACACGTTCAGGCTTGGTGCGAAAAGAGAGGAATTAACTTTCAGTCTGTAATGTATGCTGATAGCTGATTAGAAATATCATCAGTTCCCACTGTTATATATGATAACTGAGAGGAAACAGAGATACTTAATATGG